TTTGTTGAGACTTATACGGCGTTGTCTAGTAACCAGTTGTTGCGTACCGCTGTGGAACAAGGCGCGGCGCGTGCTTCGAGTATTGCAGAGACCGATATACAGTTGGCGAGTCGTGAGGCTGGCCGTCGGCAACGTCTGGGTAACTCTAATATTGTTGGTTACCGTCGCGTTTTGACCGGTAGCGAAAACTGTGCGCTGTGTGCGATTGCTTCGACGCAACGTTACCGAGTGAACGACTTAAAACCTATACACCCTGGTTGCGATTGTGGCGAGGAACCTATTTACGGTGACTTTGACCCTGGCCAAGTTATCAACCAGACAGGTTTAGACAGTATCCACGAGGCTTTAGAGGCCCAGCTGGGCGTTTCCGATCGTGGAGCGCGAGCGGCGGGTATTGGTAAGTTTGTTCAGTACGACGGCGAGCAACGCCTGGCAGACTTTACCGAAATTATTGCGGTGCGCGAGCACGGCGAGTACGGGCCTACTTTGACGTGGCGTAACCAAAAGTTTACGGGCCCGTCAGATATTCCGGCGGTACTAGATACCGCTGTATAGTTTTCCGGCCACACTGGTCGGTTCAGGCTCGAGATGAGCCTTATCTATTCCGAGATGGAAAGGTAAACCCTATGTCGCAAGACGAAAATGAAAATATCGAAACCGTTGGGGACAATACTGGCACGGCTGAAACGGCCGAGACTGTAGACCTTGACGAGTACCCACAAGATCACCCGCTAGTCAAAACTTTAGCTAAGCAACGAGCCGAGCTTAAAGAGTTGAAGGATTTACGTAAAAGCCATTCTGAGGCCGCTAAGGAATTGGAAGACTTGCGTAAAGCTCAACTCACAGAGCACGAGCGTCTAATCGAGCAAACTAAAGAGGACACACGCCGGTCGGTGAGTATGGAGTACGCCGAGAAACTTGTAGAGGCCGAACTAAAAACGTCACTAAAAGGCAAAAGCCTTAACGGTGACTCTATTTTACAGTTTGATAGGACGGCTTTTATTCACGATAACGGTGACGTTGACAGCGACGCTATTGCGACGTGGGTAGAGGCTCACAGTACCAACACCGAGGCACCCAAACCCGATTTAGGGCAGGGCGCACGAGGTAGTAACAGTTCTCTCGCGCAAGTTAGATCGCGTGAAGAATTACAAAGTATGAAACCGTCCGAGATATTGGCGGCCCGTAATGACGGTCGCCTAGATTCTTTGATGGGAAAACCCTAAAAAGAAAGGTAGCTAATAATGGCTATTGACAAATTTATTCCCGAGATTTGGGCGGCAGGGGTAACCCAGTCGTTTATTTCCAACCAGGTGGTTATCCCCACCCTTAACACCCAGTTTACCGGTGAGATTACTCGCGGTAACCAGGTGCACATTATCAACGCAACAACCCCCACGATTGTGGACTACGCTGGCGCTAACCGTAGCATTACTGCCGCCGACTTGGCCGACACCGAGGTTTCGCTTGCTATCGACCAGGAGAAAGCATTTTCTGTAAACGTCGACGACGTGGACAAAGTGCAGGCTTCTAGCGAGTTTGGCCCCTGGGTTGACTCTGCCGGCCGCGCGCTTGCTGAGGACGCTGAAGAGTACATTTTGACTCAGATGTTGGCTGGCGCAACCGACGGTAACGCCGATGACGTTGACGTGACAACCTTCGCCCTTGCAAAGGCGGCACTGCTCAAAATCCGTACAACGATGACCGCTGGTAAAGTGCCCGCGTCTGACCGTTTCGTAGCTGTTAACCCAGCTATGGCCGACTTGCTGATTTCTGGCCTCTCTGACGTGTCTAGCGCTGGCTCTGCCGACGAGCTTCGTAACGGACAGATTGCCCGACTTTACGGTATGGGAGTCCTCGAGACCCCACTGTTTGCCGAGGCAACCGCGCCCGTCGCTATTGGTTACCACGCTTCTACGGTTGCGTTTGTTAACCAGATTAACTCGCTTGAGTCTTTGCGTAACCCCACCAAGTTCGCCGACATTGTTCGTGGACTAAACGTTTACGGTGCAAAGGTTACCCAGGCTGCCGGTGTTGTTAAGTACGTTTCGGTTCCTGCCTAGTAACTGACTCGTTTGGGGGAGGTCGGCTAGTCCGGTCTCCCCCACCCAGCCGCGCAAGTTTTTATCTGGAGGGCTACCAATGGCACTGGCTACTATTGCCGATATTGAGGCACGTTTAGGGCGCGAGCTGACGGCCACCGAGGACACTCAGGCGGCGGCTTGGCTTGAAGACGCCTCGTCTATGTTTGTACAACGTGCTATACAAAAGTTTGAGGTTAGCTCGTCTGTTGTGCGTTTGTTCCCTCGTGACGGGGTTGTGCGTCTTGTACAACGCCCAGTTATAGAGATAGATAGCGTTACCGACCTTGACGGTGTAGAGCTAGATTACACGTACGACGGGTTCCAGTCTTTATACGACTTGGGCTCTTACACCCCGGTACGGGTCAATTATGATCACGGCTCGGCAACTATACCCGACGACGTTGTGGCTGTTATCGCCGGTATGGTGGTGCGCACGGTGCTTATCCCTGACGACGCTGCCGCTGGTATCCAGCAACAAAGCGTAGGGCCGTTTTCTCAGTCGTACGCTAACTGGGCTGTTGGCCGCCAAGTGTTGATGAGCCCTAGCGACGTAGAGGTAGCTAATTACTACCGAGATAAAACTTTTAGGTCGGCTTCGACGATTGGAAACGGAAACTATGGAGTTAATTACCCGAGTCCGACGAAGTTCGAGCGGTACTGATAGTTACGGCCAACCCGTTTACACTACGGCCTCGTCTGAAGTAGGGGCTATTGTTTCTGCTCGGGTGTCCGGTACCAATTTTGACGCCGACCAGATTGTGGTAACTGATGGGTTAACCGTCTACCTGCCTACAGGTTATGACGTGCAAGACGACGATAAGTTTATTATTCGGACGAAGACGTACGAGCTCGACGGTGAGGCGTTTGATTGGCGCGACGGGTTGGGCTCGTGGTCGCCCGGCACGGTTGTCAATTTACAACGCGAGGTAGATCGTGGCTAGTAAAATACCTGGCGGTGGTGGCGAGGTAAAACTAGACTTTAAAGGTATGGGCGAGCTTTTGCGCTCTCCAGAGATAGCTAACGACCTACGGCAACGTATGACGCGGGTACAGGGTGCCGTACCTGGGAGCTTGTTGATAGTTGTCCGGTCTGGACGTAGGGCTAGGGCTAAGGTTATCAACGGCTCAGATTTTGACGAGGCTAACACCGGCAACTTGTCGAGGGCTTTAGATTTATCTGGCGGTGAGCGAGGCTACAAAGTAAAAACTAATAAGCCTCGGGCGAGGAAGGGCTAACTATGGCTAACGCGGTTATTTTTAGCGACATTATGAGCCACCTAGTTACTCGTCTTACAACCGAACTAACAACTTTAGGTTTTACCTCTACTCGGGTTGGTGTGCTCGCTAACGACTCGGGCTCGCAAGTAATTTTACGCCGTGATGGTGGTACACGTCGGTCTAAAACAATTATGACTGACTCTATCGGTGTAAACGTGTACGAAACGTCTTTTGGTACTGCCGAAACTTTGGCCCGTACGGTTATGGCCGTCTTTGACGACTTGCCAAACGGTACCCCAATAGTGGACGTCGTACCCGAGAGCTCTATACAAGATGTAACCGACCTCAAGGCAGAGCGTAGATTTATGCGTTTTGCTGTAGATCATAGAGGTACAAACCTCTAACGAAAGGATAGCTATTATGGCTTTAGACTCTGACAACGTGAGAGTTGCTACTACGGGGGCCGTGTATGTTGCCCCTACAGGCACTACGGCACCGACCGACTCGGACACCGCTCTGGACGCGGCTTTTATCGACCTGGGATACGTTTCAGCCGACGGAATTGCCGAGACCATTGACAAGTCCACTAACCAGATTCGCTCGTGGCAAGATGGATCGCTTGTACGTGAAGTTGTATCTGAGGGTACCTACTCTGTAGAAATGACCTTTATCGAAACCAACGAGGCCGTTTTGGAGCTTTACTACGGTGTCACTCAGACCAGCGGCAAGTTCTCTATTGACCCTCGTAAGACTGGTGGACGCCAGGCTTTCGTTATTGACGTTATCGACGGTACCTCTATCGAGCGTACTTATGTGCCCTCGGGTGAGATTACCTCGGTTGGCGAGCGTACGCTTGCTTCGGGTGAAGCTATCGGTTACCAGGTGACCGTTACCGCTTACGCTGACGCAAGCTCGACGGTTGTAGAAAAGTTCTTTTCTGACCTCGAGGCTTAACGTATTGCCCTCTAGGTTTCTTGCGGCGGCCTAGAGGGTTTTAACTAGTGGGGGGCGTTATTGCCCCCAATCACTCCCCCCACTTTGCCGTAAACAAACTATCGAAAGGTATCGCCGCTATGGGTTACAAAATTGAACACAAGGGTAAGACTGTTGAGCTGCCTAACTTTAACGATATGCCTACGGGTGTTTTGCGTAAGGCCCGCCACGAAACCGAGTCCGAGCAGACTTGGTTCATCCTCGAGGGCGTACTTGACGATAAACAATTACATATTTTAGACACGTTGCCGTTGTCCGAGTTTTCTAAGCATATGAAAGCTTGGACGGGTGGCGTAGCACTGGGGGAATAATTAAGGTCGTCGAGCTAATCGACGACCACACTGCCGCTTTTATTTACGACTTTAGATCACGTTTTAGTTTGGGCCTTGCCGACCTCGGGGAGAGTATCCCCTGGGTTGAGGTTGTGTATTTAGTTGCCGTCTTGTTGCGTGACCCAACCTCTTGGTTGCAAGTGAGCGTAAACGGTTGGCACCACCCCGTCTCGTACGAGTGGGCCGCTATGGTGGCGCAATACGATCTACACGCGCAAGTAAACAGCAAACGGAAACCTAAACCGTACCCTCGCCCCTGGTCTAATACTAACCAGGCTGGCGGTAAAGGTACGGTACGGGCTGATGGTCGAGAAATTCTTAAACGCGCGCGAGAGGGAGCCTATAAATGGCAGAGCAAGCCTACGCTTATGTAACCCTAATACCGGTTGCTAAGGGGTTCCAACAAGCGGTAGCTAAAGAGATGGGCGGCGTTAACAACGTCGGGAAGACTGCCGGGGGGAAAGCCGGTAAAGGCTTTAGCGGTGGCTTTGGCGGGGCTCTAAAGGGTCTTGGCGGGGTTATCGCTGGCGGGCTTGCGGCGGCCGGTATTGGCTCATTCCTGAAGGACTCGGTATCTCAGGCGAGCGACTTAAGCGAGTCTCTTAACGCGGTAACTGTTACGTATGGTGCCGCGTCTGAGGGTATTGTGGCGCTGGGTGAAACGGCAGCCACACGCCTCGGGTTGTCCGCCACAGACTTTAACGCCCTGTCAGTACAGTTTGCTTCGTTCGGTGACAATATTGCCGATAACGGCGACGTGGTCGGTTTCATTGACGACATCACTACCCGATCGGCTGACTTTGCCTCGGTGATGAACCTGGACGTCGCCGAGGCGTCCCGCATGTTCCAGTCCGGTCTTGCCGGTGAAACTGAACCACTTAAAAAGTTTGGTATTGACCTTAGCGCGGCAGCGGTTGACGCTTACGCTTTGGCTAACGGTATCGGGGAGGCTGGTAAACCCCTTACCGAGGCACAAAAGCAACAAGCCCGTTACGGCGCTCTCATGGAGCAGACGGCTAAGACTCAAGGCGATTTTTCTAACACGTCTGACGGGTTGGCTAACGCCCAACGTATCCTCGGGGCTAACTTTGACAATATGAAAGCCCAGGTGGGCGGGCCTCTACTCGGGGCCTTTGCTGGCCTGACGACCGGGCTGTTACCGGTTGTTGAGACTATGGGCCCGTTGTTAACGGGTGTTATTGAAGACTTGGCCCCAATTATTACCGACTTGGCTGGGCAGATACCTGGGTTACTGGAAAGCTTTTTGCCTATGTTGCCGGTTATCGGTGAGCTGGCTGGTATTTTCTTGGAGCTCGCGGCCGACTTGTTACCTATTTTTGTTGACCTTATTATGGCGCTTATGCCGGCAATTACCGACCTGTTGCCTATCCTTGCCGAGTTTATCGGTAACGCTATGGAGGTTTTAGTACCGATTCTCGTCCAACTTATCGACGCGCTAGTGCCTATTATTGAGGCCCTGCTCCCGGTCTTTATGGAGCTGTTCGAGGCTCTCGCCCCGGTGGTGCTTACGCTTATCGAAGCTATGTTGCCAATTATTGAATTGTTGCTACCAATGTTTGTTGAGCTCATAGAGTTTTTGACGCCGATACTTGTAACCGTTGCCGAGATTATTGGCGACATACTCGTTTTTGCTATTGAGCTTTTTGTGGGCGCGATTACGGGAATAACTGAAAGCCTGGCAACCTTTGGCGAGTTTTTTAGCTCGCTTTGGGATGGTATCAAGGAGTTTTTTGTCAACACCATTAACGCGCTTATAAGCGGGTTCGAGGGTTTTGTAAACTTTGTTATTCGTGGTGTAAACAAGATTGTCGACGCGCTAAACGGTCTCAGCTTTGAGGTGCCCGACTGGGTGCCTGAGATTGGCGGGGCAACACTCGGGTTTAGTATCCCTAAGATACCTGAGATTAGTTTGGGCCGTATTGCCCTCGCTAACGGTGGGCTTGTTACAGGGCCCACTAACGCGCTGATTGGCGAGGCTGGGCCTGAGGTTGTTATACCTTTGGATCGCTTCGAGTCGATGATGGGTGTGAACGGCCAGGGTGGCACGGTGAACTATTACGCGGCACCTAATAAGAGTTTTGACGCTGAGCAAGAGCTACGGTTGGCTATGACGAGAGCGAGAGTGTTGGCGTGAGTGGTTTTAGTTTGACGGGTGCGAACGGTGACGTTATCACTTTTGATAACA